CCATTGAGCCGGAGTCCCTGACGGGATGGTCCCCCAATGATCTCCAGCTGGTGGAGGCCCGAAACGCCGCCGCCACCATGATCGGCCGGCTCACGAACCTGGACCCCGTGTGGGTCGGTGCCGGTGTCCCCGGCTCCAGCCTCACCTACACGAACCGCCAGGACCTCTACCGCCAACTCCTAGACCTGTCCCTCCAGCCTGTCATGCGTCAGATAACCGACCGCCTCTCAATGGAGGACGTCACCCCCCGCGGGCACACCGTCAAGTTCGACACGGACACGTTCCTCCGCGCCGACACCGCCACCCTGACCGCCCTCATCAGCCAGCTCGTCCCGCTCGGTGTCCTGTCGGCCGAACAGGGCGCCCAACTCCTGGACTTGCCCACCCCCACGGAGAGCACAGAATGAACACACCCCGCACGATGGACCTGGACCTGGACCTGGAAGTCCGGGAGGAACCGCAGGACGGCTACCTGGCGACCCTGTACGGCCGCGCCGTGCCCTATGACACCCCCACCCGCATCGGCGGCCTCACCGAGTCTTTCGACCGGGAATCGTTCACCCCCTCCGACGTCATCGGTAAGCCTCTCGCGTGGCGTCACGGCGACCCCATCGGCGTGATCACCGCCGCCCATAACCGTGAGGACGGCCTCTACATCACCGCGTCCATCGTCGACACACAGACGGGCCGGGACGCGAACGCCCTCCTGCGGGCCGGCGCGGTCCGCGGCCTGTCGGTGGGGTTCCTCCCGTCCGCGTCTAAGTGGCTGGACAAGGCCCGCACCCGGATCGCGCACACCGCGGCCCGCGCCATAGAGGTTTCACTCACCCATCAGCCCGCTTACGCCACCGCAGGCGTAAGTGAAATCAGAGAGGACACCACCGTGGACGAGTCCACCCCCGTGGCCGAGGCCACGGTTATCACCGAGGATGTGCAGGCCCGCGAGGCAATCGCGGACGTTCGCGCCACCCTCGACACCCTGCGGGCATCCATTGAGGTTGCCCCCGACCGGCACCCCCTCGCGGAGTTCCGCGACGGCGCCGACTACCTGAAGGCCGTCTACCAGGGCGAGCAGCGAGCCACGGACGTTTCGATCCTGTCCGAGCAGACTGGCCTGATCCCGCCCACGTGGCTGTCCGACATCAAGGGAGTGATGGACCGCGGCCGTCCGTGCATCAGCGCCATCGGCGGCCCGATGGGCGCCGGCGACGCCGGCATGACGATCTCCTGGCCGACGTTCGGCGGGGACCTGTCCGCCATCGTCGCCACGCAGACGGAGAACACCGAGCCGAACAGCGTGGAAATCAAGTTCGTGTCCGCCACGGCCACCCTCGCCACCTACGCCGCTTACAACGGCCTGACCTGGCAGGTGATCGACCGGACCAGCCCGTCCTACGTCCAGGCCCACATGCGGGTCCTCATGGGCGCGTACGGCACGGAAACGGACTACGCCTTCCAGAACAGCCTGTGGGCGAATGACACCGTGACCACCGGTGTTGACTACGCCATCGGTTCGGACACCACCGGTTCCGCGTTCGTGGACGCCGTGTGGAAGGCCGCGACCGAAGTGGAGTTCGCCACCGGGCAGCCCGCCGATGTCGTGTACGTGTCGACCGCCGTGTGGGCCAAGCTCGCGTCCTGGTCCTACTTCCAGTCGCAGAACTACCCGGTGCAGAACACCCGCGGTGTGATCGACGGCGCGAACCTGCGGGCGAACGTCCTCGGCCTCCCGATCGTCCTGGCCCGCGAGTTCGCCACGGACGGTTCCGAGGAAGCGATTGTGACGAACCGCCTGGCGACCGGGTGGGCGGAGGTTTCGCCCAGGTTCGTGTCCACGGAGGTTCCGTCCGCCGGTGGCAAGCAGGTCGCCATTTACGGGTACGGCGTCGCCACCCCGTTCATCCCCACGGGCATCCGGTCCATCTACAACACCCCGTGAGATAGGACAGTAGGCCGACCATGACCCTGATCACCGGGCCCGAATGGGCGTCCGCGCTCCAGCTGACATACGCGTCCCAGGCGGACACGTTTGATCAGGTGGCGGCGGCGGCCGATTCGGTCATGGTCGGCCTACTGTCCCCCGCGGACCACTCCAGCCACGCCGCCTGTCGTGAGGCCGCCATATCGGTCGGCATGGAGATGTATACCGCCCGCACCGCGGTCGGCGGGTCCCCCGTCGCGTCCGACTTCACCCCCGGCGCGTATCGCCTGTCCGCATGGCTGACCCGCCGTGTCCAGGCCGTCAGCGCCCGGTGCTGGAATGTGGCGGGGTGGGTCGGATGACCGCCCTTGCCACCGACGCCCGCGACACCATCGTGGCGGCCCTGTCAGGGGTCGGCGCTAACGTCTACACCCCCGCACCGCCCGCACCGGTGGCGCCGTTCGTCGTCATCACCGCGGACGCCCCCTGGATGGTGCCCGCCGTCATCGGCGGCCGGCTACGCATGGAGCTATCCCTGAAGGCCGTGTGTGGCGTGCCAGACAGGGCCGAGTCTTACCCCGCCCTGGAATCCCTCGTGGAGTCCGTCCTGGTCGCGTTGCCCGATGGGGCGATGGTGACCCAGGTGGATGACCCCGCCGCCGCCGACAACGGCCCCCAGGGGTCGGTCCTCGCATCCGTTATCCGATTCACCGTCCACATTAGGGAGTAGTTGCTATGCCCATCGCGTCCATTCGCGGAAACCAGTTCACCGTCACGATCGGCTCCACGGACTACTCCGCGCAGATCACAGAGGGGACCATTTCCCGCACGGGAAACGCCCCCGTCGTCAAGACTCTGACCGGCACCGTCGCCAACCACACGGACAACGAGGAGTCGATCGACCTGTCCCTGTTGTACGACGAGGACACCGGCCTTTACAACGCCCTGGAGACCGCGTCAGACGGTTTCAACAAGGTCACCTTTACGATCAAGGGTGGGGACGCCCAGTGGACCGGTTCCGCGTTCGTCGCGGGCCTGTCCGTGCAGTTCCAGGCCGAGGGCCTGGCAACGTGCAACGTTTCCCTCCAGGTCGACGGTGTGACCGTGTTCGCTGACGCCCCCTAGGCCGTGGCCCGGTATGACACGGCCGTCCCCGGTCTAAACGTCCTCCTGCGGGACCTGAGGAAACTGCCGAAGGAAGCACAGGCGGAGCTGCGGACGGCCTCCCAGGAAATCGCGGACCGTCACATGGTCCCGGCCTGGCGCGCCGCCGCCCTCCAGGCCGGCCCGTGGGGTCCGCGTATCGCGGCGTCCGTCCGTTCCCGGCGTGACCGTGTGCCCGTCGTCGTCATCGGCGGGAACCGGCGTGTGTTTAGCGGCGGGGCGTCCGCCACGATGGCCCGCTACCCGTCCGATAAGGGCGACCGGGCACGGGCGGCCAGGGGCGTCGTAAACCGCATGCCGGCCGCGTTCGGGTCGGGCGCCGACTGGATCGAAACCGTCCGCGCCAAGTATGCCCGCCAGGCGATGGGCGAATGGGCGGCCGCCGTGTCACGCGTTGTCCGTGACTTCAACAACGGGCGGTGGGGGTAATGGCCGGGCGCGGGCGTGAACTAAAGGTCTACCTAACCTCCGACGTATCCCGATTCACCCGCGGCCTGAAGGGCGCCGAGGGACGCCTAGGGCGTTTCAAGCGGGTCGCGGCCGGTGCGTTCGCCGGTGTCGCGGCCGGTGTCGCGGCCGGAACCGCCGTCATGGTCGACGCCGTACAGGCCGCCGCCGAGGACGAACAGTCACAGTTGAAGCTTGCCCAGGCGATGGAAAAGGTCACCGGCGCGACCGATGACCAAGTGGCCGCCATGGAAGCGTACGTGTCCGCGGCTCAGGCGAAATACGGGATCGGGGACGATGAAATCCGCCGCGGCCTGGCCCGCCTGATCCGGTCAACCAAGGATGCGGCCCGCGCCCAGGCGATTATGAACACGGCGATGGACATCAGCGCCGCGACGGGAAAGCCGGCCGCCCAGGTGGCCGAGGCCCTGGCAAAGTTCAATGACGGGAACGCGAACGCGTTGCGGCGCCTGGGGATCACCGCCGGCCCGGCCGCGAAGCAGTATGCGGAACTAGGC